CGAAAGCCGAGCCGACACTGGCAAAAGCCGCAGGCGGCGCAGAGGCAGCTATGGAGCTGCATATGCAGGCGTTCATTAGCGCACTTAAAACAGGCGTAACAGCACTTAAGCCAGAGCTTAAGGCGGCGCTTGATACCACTACCGTATCTACCGGTGGCGCTCTCGTAGCTCCGCAGGAGTTCGTAGCGGACTTGATTAAGGCCGTAGACGATATGACCTTTATCCGCCAACTGGCTACCGTTATTACTATCCAAGGCACCGACTCGCTCGGCCAGCCTGCGCTAGATAACGACCCAGCGGACGCAGATTGGACTAGCGAGCTATCTACAGGCACTGAGGACTCTACTATGTCCTTTGGCGGCCGCGAGCTAACCCCGCAGCCACTAGCTAAGCGTATTAAAGTATCTAATACTTTGCTGCGCCGTTCAGCTATCCCCGTAGAGCAGATCGTACGCGACCGTCTAGCGTATAAGTTTGCTATCACTGCAGAGAAAGCATTTTTAACCGGTTCCGGTGCTAACCAGCCTCTCGGCGTTTTCACTGCTTCCGCTAAAGGTATCTCTACAGGCCGCGACGTTACCGCCGCCAGCGCTACGGCTATCGTTGGCGACGACTTGATTAACGTTAAGTATTCGCTTAAGGCGCAGTACCAGCAGCGTGCAGAGTGGATTATGCACCGCGACGTCGTTAAGACTATCGCTAAGCTAAAGGATACGACTAATCAGTATATCTGGCGCACTGGCCTAGCCAGCGGCGAGCCTGATATGCTCCTAGATCGTCCTGTACATATGTCCGAGTACGCACCGGGTACTATTACCTCGGGACTGTATACTGCTATTCTGGGTGACTTCTCCCAGTACTACATCGTCGAAGAGGCGGGCTACAGCCTGCAGCGCTTGGGCGAGCTGTACGCAGAGACCAACCAGACCGGCTTTATCGCTCGTACTCACATGGACGGTATGCCAGTACTAGAAGAGGCGTTTGCACGTCTCGTACAAGCGTAAGGGGGTGACATTATGAAATCTATTAAAGAGACTGTAAGCACCCTCCGCGGTATTATCGCCGCGGCCTATACGGCTAGTATCAATGGCCCAGCCATCGACCTAGCTAACTTCGCCTCGAACAAAGTAACCTTTGCTCCGGGCACTATCACGGACGGCACGCATACGCCTAAATTGCAGGAGTCGGACGCGTCCGGCTCGGGCTATACAGACGTAGCCGCAGCGGATATGGACGGCACCCTAGCGGCGCTCGCTTCCAATACGCTGCAGAGCGTGGCGTATATCGGCACTAAGCGGTATCTTCGCTGCGTCGTTACCGTAGCAGGCGCCACCACTGGCGGAGTCTACAGCGCGACCGTAGACCTCGGCGGTAGTCGAGTAACGCCTGTATAAGGCTATAAACTGGGCGGAGCCCTTCGGGGCTCCACTCTTTTAATCTAGGAGTGAAAGGAAAATGATTAGAGTAACCATGTTAAAACCGCTATGTAGCCCGGATATGACCGTGCTAGCAGGTAAGACCGTAGAGCTAAGCGATAAGCAGGCTAAAGACCTTATCGAAGCAGGCGCAGCGGTTCGCTACGTAGACCCGAAGGCAAGCGCGAAGGCAAGCGCCGACGCCGTGGTAGCCGCTAAAAAGGCTATCGACAAGTCCCTAAAGGCGGACATTGCAGACGTTAACGCCCAGCTCGCTAAAGATAAGGTTAAGACCGGCGCCAAGGTCGCAGACCTACAGGCCGCAGCTAACGGCGTTATCGAAGAGCTAATCGCTAAAGCCGAAGAGGCTAAAGCCGCGTTATGAGTTTTGTAGTCGTTACCGCACCGGCAGAGGAGCCTATCACGCTAAGCGAAGCTAAAGCGCACCTCCGCGTCGATGATTCGAGTAGCGACGCGCTCATAACGTCTTTGATCGTAGCCGCCCGGGAGTATGCGGAGAAGTACACTAACCGCGCACTCATTACGCAGACCCTCCGGGCGTACTACGATTCTTTTTATGACCAAAACCCCGACGGGGTGCTACGGCTCCCGCGCCCGGTGCTACAGTCTGTAACATCGGTTAAGTACATAGACACCAACGGCACCGAGCAGACCGTTAGCAGCTCCCTATATAAGGTAGACGTAGCTAGCGTACCCGCCCGAGTGGTGCCGGTATTCGGTGAAGTGTGGCCGAGCGCCCGCTATGAGATTAACGCAGTATATGTGGAGTACGTCGCAGGCTACGGCCTAGCCGATGTAGTACCGCAGGATATTAAACAAGCCATGTTCTTACATATCGGCCACATGTTCGAGAATCGAGAGCAGACCACCCCGGTAGCTATCTCCGAGGTGCCTATGGCCTACCTCGCCCTTATGTCAACCTATCGAGTGTGGGGCTTCTAATGATCGCCGGGAAGCTCCGCAAGCGTGTAGAGCTGCAGAGTAACACTCCCGTAGCTAACGCCGTCGGCGAGCACGTACCGGGCTGGGCCACCGTGGATACAGTATGGGCGGGAATCATGCCGGCCAGCGGCTCCGAGCGCTTCCGTAACGATATGGAAAGCGCCGAGGTATCCCATAAGATTAAGATACAGTACTACGCAGGCCTAACGCCGGCCATGCGTATTAAGTACGGCACGCGCATCTTTGATATTCAGAGCGTAATTAACATGCAGGAGCGCGACGCCGATATGGAGATACTAGCGCTAGAGCAGGTTCCGTGATGCTAACCGAGGGGAAGCTAGAGGGGTTTGACGACCTCCATAAGGCGCTCGGCAAGTTTAGCGAGCGCACAGAGCGCCAGCTAGTAGTAACGGCCCTCCGCGCAGGCGCCCGCGTTATTATCAAGCACGGGGCCGAAAACGCGCCAGTAGACGAGGGCCTGCTATCAGATCGTAAATCGTGGATGAGCAAGGCCGGCAGGTATCGCCCCGGCGAAGATATTACGCTTATCGTAGGCACCAAGGGCGGCCGTAAGTTCGGATGGTACGCGCACCTCGTAGAGTTCGGTACGGCGACTGCCCGGGCTCGGCCATTTTTCCGGCCGGCGTTTGATGAGCACCAGCACGAAATCGTAGAGGCTATAGGCGTATCTATGTCGAAGGGCATACCGAGAGCGATAGCGAAGGGGCGCAGATGATCGACGCAGCAATATACGCACGCTTAAGCGCATACGCAGGGCTTACCGCTCTCGTCTCTACCCGTATCCATAACGAGGTTATCCCGCAGGGTATTAGCTACCCGGCCGTATCTTTTACTACTATATCGGTGCAGAGGTTCCCAGCTATGGGGGCTAACATACCGTTAGCTAAATCCCGCGTGCAAGTTAACTGCTACGGTAGCACTAAACTCGCCGCGTTAAACGTGGCCGCGCAGGTTCGCGGAGCCCTCTCTAGGTGGAGCGGGACGGCAGGCGGGGTAGTAGTGCAAGCTGTTTTCGACGAGTCGCAGACGAATGACTACGACGACGCTGTACAAAAGTTTCGAGCCATTGTAGAGTTTATGGCATGGTACGAGGAGTAGGCTATGGCCGTTAATGTTATTAGAGACGCTAAAGTATATCTAGGGGGCCGGGATTTAACCGGCGACCTAAACGCAGCCGCGCTTAACTACTCGGCCGACGCGCTAGAAGTTACCCGCCTAGGCGATAACACCCGCCGCAAGATCGGGGGCCTTAAGGGCGTTACCTGTTCGGTGGAGGGATTCGTAGACCCGGCGACCTCGGACGAATACCTATTTAACCGTGTCGCAGCCGTGGCCGAAGCTATTACGCTCGGTAAAGATGGCGGAGCGGCCGGCGACCCGGCGTACTTCTTTAAAGCCATGTCCGCAAGCTACACCCCAGTAGCCGGGGCCGTAGGAGAGGTTAACACCTTTAGCCTAGAGGCCGAGGCCAGCGACTCCGACCTGATTAACGGCACTATCCTGCATACTGCAGCGGCCGCTACGGCGAGCGGGTCAAGTACCCCGCAGAACCTCGGCGCCATTACTTCGGCGCAGCACCTATACGCCACTCTGCACGCTATCGCGGCGAGTGCGGCGGACACGCTGGACATTATTATAGAGAGCGACGTAGACGCGGGCTTTTCAAGCCCTACGACACGCGCTACCTTTACGCAGATTACAGCTATAGCCGGCGAGTGGATTACGCCCGTAGCTGGGCCTGTTACGGATACGTGGTGGAGGATTAGCTGGACTATTGCCGGCACCTCTCCATCGTTCGACTTCGTAGTGGCTATGGGAATACAGGAATAAACAGGAGGCCATCATGGCAGAATTAGTACTAAAAAATGCGTTTGTG